GCCGCCAGCTGCGCCCGTGGTAGCGGCGGTGCCGCAATTCGTGACCAAACCGCCAAAAGCGGCTTCTGCCGCAAGCCAAATTCCGGAACGCCCGCGCAACGCACCGGTCCGGACCGCGGCAGGCGCACCAGACCAGCGGCCGACGAACATCACCATCATGCCGGCGATTGGCAGCGCCGCCGCCATGGCGCCCGCGCCGGCGCCTGGGGATAAGCCGCAGCCGGTTCCTGCGCCATCCAAACAAACGTCGGCTCCGCAAGCGCCTTTCGCGTCGATGCACCATGTGCAGCCTGAGTCGCGGCATGGGCCGAACCGCATTCCGGCGCCTTCTGCCGTGGACGAAACGCCGACCGCGCCGCGCGCGGAGGCAAATCCGCCTCGGGTCATTGTCCCTGGCGTCGCGCGCCAGCCGCCCGCGCCGGCTCCCGCCGCACCTTTGCCCTACGCAGGCGCCGCGGGCGTCGCCCAGGGGGGCGAGCCCCGGCCTGGGGCAGTTGCTGCGGCCACACCTCAGGCGCCCGGTTATGCCCGTTGGAGCGGTTCTGGTGTGGGCGATTCCGAGCACCAGGAACCGGGCAACGCGCCTTCCCGTCAGGATGCGCCGAGGCAAGCCACGATTCCGAGGCCGCCGGGCCAGGCGGGGGCGCCGCTTTGGGTCGCGCCGCGCCAGGATCAGGCGACCCCGCCCGCATCCGATCAGCGCCCGCAGGAAGGCGATGTGTTCCTCGATGGCATGCTGGTCGGGCGCTGGATGTCGCGGTTTCTGAGTGGGCAATTGGAACGGTCGAGCGCCGGGCCCACCGGTTTCGATCCCAGGCGCGGGCGCATCCTGCCTGGCGTGACTGTGGGGACATGATGGCGCTTCTGACACTGGGCGGTCTGGAATTCGACGATTTCGAGATACCGGGACAATTGCGTTTCGGCGGCGCGCAGCGCCTGGCGGTGCACCGGTTGATTGGCGGGGCGCGCGTGATCGATGCCATGGGCCGCGACGATTCGACGGTGACTTGGTCCGGCGTGTTCGTGGGCGGCGCCGCCGCCGGCCGTGCCCGCACGCTCGATGCGATGCGTGCGTCGGGCAACACGCTGACCCTGGCCTGGGACGCTTTCGCCTACAGCGTGGTGATCGACCAGTTTGATCTGGAGTTCTGCAATCCCTGGTGGATCCCCTATCGTATTTCCTGCACGGTTCTGCTCGATCTGGCGCAGGGTCTGGTGGAGTACAGCGTGGATCTCGCGACCAGTATCCTCAATGACCTTACTTCCGCCTCGGCTTTCGTGAACGTGGCACCTGCCCTGACGGCGACGTCGGTCGCCGACGCGCTGACGCCGGGCAATGCGGATAACGCCGCCGCCGCCGTGGCGCTGGGCAAGGCAAGCGCGTCGATTTCACAGTCCATGGCGACGGCGCAGCAGGGCCTGGCCTCGACCGATCTGGCGACTCTGGTGAGCAGTTCTGGGTCCTTGGCGCAGCTCAGCGTGGCGCAGGGTTATGTGAACCGCTCGCTGAAAAACCTGAACGGGGCAGGGACGTAATGCGCAGCATCACCGTCAGAGGCGGCACGCTGTTTCAGGTGGCGGCGCAATATCTTTTCGACGCCACACAATGGGTGCGTATCGCGCAACTGAACGGCATCAGCGATCCCTGGCTGTGCGGGCTGGTGACGCTCGTTCTGCCGGATATCGATGCCTCGGCGGGGGGTGGGATTGGCCAGCAATAGCGCCCGCACGCCGTCCTGCGCCGTGCTGGCGGGCGGTGTGCCCGTGCCGGGCGTGATCGATGTGCAGATCAGCACCAACAGCTATCTCGCGGCCAACCGCTACCGCCTGCGCGTGTCGCTTTCCGCGAGCGGCTACGCTCTCTGGGCATCGACGCCGCTGACACTCGAGATCCGGTTTGGCCTGGATGGCGCCTGGGCGAGCCTGATGACGGGGCAGGTCGACCGGATCGTGGTCGACGCCGCTTGCGGCGAGATTCTGGTCGAGGGGCGCGACCTGACGGCACTGCTGATCGAGGCCCGAACACAGGAAACCTTCGAGAACCAGACATCGAGCGAGATTGCGACGACGCTCGCCGCCCGGCATGGGCTCGCGCCCGCGGTGACGCCAACCACCACGCTGGTGGGCCGCAATTTCCAGAACGATCATGCGCGCACAACGCTGGATCAGCACGCGCGCGCCACCACCGAATGGGATGTGCTGATCAGGCTTGCGGAGCTGGAGGGCTTCGACGTCTGGGTCGATGGCCGGACGCTGAATTTCTCGCCCGTCTCCCAGAATGCCGCGCCGACCCTGCTGACGCCGCAGGATTGTTCATCCATGCGCCTGGAGCGCTGCACGGCGCTGACCGCAGGCGTGTCGGTGGCGGTGAAAAGCTGGGATTGCCGCGCCACGCAGACGGTGGTGCAAACCGCTCACTCGGGTGGCGGGAGCACCGGGACTGCCGGCTACATGGTGGTGCGGCCGAACATGTCCGCCGACGCGGCGCAGACCCTGGCCCAGCGCCTGGCGCGCCAGATGGCCCAGCATGGGCGCGTCGTTTCCATCGATATGCCGGGCGATCTCGTCACGCAGCCGCGCGGCACGCTGCTGATCGCAGATACCGGAACGGATTTCGACGGCGCCTACGTGATTACCGAAGTGGAAAGGCAGCTTTCCTTCCGCCACGGGTATCAGCAGAGTCTGGAGGCAAGGCTGCCACCATGGACAAATTCCTCAATCACCTGAAGGCACAGGCGTCGCAGTTGGATCAGAGCTGGGCGCAGCCGCGATTGGCCGTTGTCACCTCGGTCGATCCAGCGACCTTTACGGCGCGGGTGACGATACAGCCTGAAAGCGTCTTGTCCGGCTGGCTGCCCATTGCGTCGCCCTGGGTCGGCGCCGGCTGGGGCATGGCGTGTCTGCCTTCGCCTGGGGACCAGGTTCTGCTGCTCTGGCAGGAAGGCGATTCCGAACACGGAATTATAGTTTGCCGCCTCTGGTCAAATGCTGCCGCGCCGCCGCAAGCGCCGGTAGGCGAGCTATGGCTGGTGCACCGGACGGGCAGTTTCCTCAAATTGCACAATGACGGCTCCATCGAAAGCGCGGCGCCGAGTTGGAAGCATAGCGGCGACCTGCACGTCTCTGGCAATGTCTTCGACTTTCATGGTGCGCTGGACCAGCTGCGCGGTCATTACAACGAACATGTGCATCCGCCGGCATCCGCGCCGCCATTGCCGACGGACTGAAGGACATGGTCATGCAGGACGCAGGATTGCAATGGGGCGGCGACCTCGTCGCTAGCCCGAGCGGGGATATCGAACTCGCCGCCTCCACCCTGCTTGGACAGCAGCGCGTACTGCGCCGCCTGCTGACCAACCCGGGAGATTACCTATGGCATCTGCAATATGGCGCGGGACTTGGCCAGTTCGTCGGTGCGCCGATCAATGCCGACGGCGTAAAGGCCACGATCAGGAGCCAGATTTTCATGGAACAGGCTGTCGCGCGGCTGCCTGAGCCGGTCATCGACGTGCAGGCTACGCCCGACGGCAGTCTTTATGTCGCCATACGTTATGTGGATTCGACCAGCGGCACCACGCAGGTCCTGGCCTTTTCGGTGAGCGCCTGACATGATCCTGACTTTGCAGAACTTTACCACGCTGCTGCAGAACATGGCGGCCGGCGTGCAAGGCAGTGCTGCGCAACTGATCGACCTGTCGGTCGGCAGCGTCCTGCGCGCGCTGCTGGAGGCCTGCGCGTCCGTAGCACTCTGGATGCAGTGGCTCATTCTGCAAGTGCTGTCCATGACGCGCGCCGCCACCAGCACCGGCAGCGATCTGGATAGCTGGATGGCGGATTTTTCCTTCACCCGCCTGCCCGGCGCCGATGCCATGGGGGCCGTGACATTTTCCCGCTACACGGCGACCAACAGCGCCACCGTCCCCGTCGGCACGACCGTCAGTACGACTGACAGCTCGCAAAGTTTCATGGTTACGGCGGACCCTTCGAACGCTGCCTGGAACGGCAATATGGGCTACAGCCTCGCGGCTGCGGTGGCGAGCGTCACCGTTCCCGTGCAAGCCATCACGCCAGGGATTGCCGGAAATGTGCAGCCCGGCTCGATCGGATTGCTGGCCGTCGCCTTGCCTGGGATCGACACCGTGACGAATAATGCTGTGTTTTCGGGCGGTGTCGATCCGGAAAGTGATGCCGCCTTCCGGGCGCGGTTTCAGCTTTATATCAACAGCCGCTCGCTGGCGACCCCAGCTGCGGTGGAAAACGCCGTCGGCGGTTTGCAACAGGGCCTCCGCTACGTTGTGCTGGAGAACGTGACCACGCAAGGCGGTTTCGCGCCGGGCAATTTTGTGGTTGTGGTGGATGACGGCACCGGATCGCCGCCACCCGGGCTGATCGCCAATGCCAGTGAAGCGGTGGAGATGGTGCGTCCGATAGGCGCCACTTATGCGGTGACAGGCCCGCAGGTCGTGGATGTCAGCGTGGCCATGACGGTCGCGACATCAAACGCGCAAACCGCGCCTTCTGTGGCGCTGGCGATTCGGTCGAATGTTCTGACCTGGATTGCCGGATTGCCGATAGCCGGCACGCTGGCGATTTCCAGGATCGAGGCGATCGCGCATAATACCGACCCGTCGGTGGTCAGCGTCAGCGGCACCACGATCAATGGCGCGGCCGCGGATGTGACGGCGCCGGCCAATGCTGTGCTTTTGCCGCTTGCCGTGGTGGTGAACTGACATGCTCGGCGATGTGCCCGATTTCGTCCGGCGGCAATTATCCATGCTTCCGGCAGGCTGGTTCGGCAACCCATCGGCGGACCAGGCATCGCCCACCCTGCTGCAAAGCGTGCTGGCAGGCTTTGCTACGGCATGGAGCTCGGTCTTCTCACTGATCCAAGAAGTGCGATTACTGACGCGGATTACCACCGCGTCAGGACCGTTCCTCGACATGGCGGCCGCGGATTTTTTCGGCACCATGATGTCCCGGCGGCCGGACGAGTTGGACCCGCAATTCGGCCTGCGCATAAAACAGGAATTGCTGCGCCCGCGCGGCACGCGGGCGGCGCTGGCGCTTGCGCTGACGGAAATGACCGGTATCCCGCCGGTGATTTTCGAACCCGCGCGGCCCGCCGATACAGGCGGCTACACGGTCGGCGGTGTCGGCTATAATGTTGGTGGTGGTTGGGGTGACCTGCTGCTGAACCACGCCCTGTTTGTCGCGGCGTCCCGCCCATCCGGCAGCGGAATCGCCTATTTCGCAGGCTACGGCACAGGTGGCTACGTCTATTACGGCGATCTTTCGATGGTCACCACGGCGGTCAGGGATGCGGATATTTACGCGGCGACGTCTGCCGTTCTTCCCGCCGGCACCACGGCCTGGATGAAGATTTCGGGCTGAGCGTCGGCATTGGTCCAGCGCATCGCTGCGCGGCCAAGATTCTGCAACTGAAAGGGTTCGTTACATGGACAGACAGATTGTCTATCCCGCGAGCATCCCCCTGGATACGGACATACTGGGCCTGCAGCGCAACGCCATGGTGGCAATGGGCTATCTGGCGCAGATGGTTCTCGGCAATTCGGTGATCGCCGATGGACTATCCTGCACGCCGACCTCGCCCGCCTCGCTATCGATCAATATCGGGCCCGGCAGCATCACGCAATTCGGTGTTGTCGACACCTCCGCCTTCGGCTCCCTGCCGGCACTGCCCACCGATCCGCTCCTGCGCCTGGGCATCAACCTGACCAGTCAGAGCTTTACGTTGTCGGCACCGTCCGCGAGCGGGCAAGCGATTAATTATCTGATCGAAGCGAGTCTTCTCGAGGCGGACGCGACCCCTGTCGTCCTGCCCTACTATAACGCGTCGAACCCCGCCCAACCCTATAGCGGCCCAGGCAATAACGGTGCTGCGCAGCTTACCCAGCGCCTGCAAAGCGTGCAGTTGCAAGTAAAGCCTGGCGCGGCGGCGGCGGCCGGCACCCAAGTAACCCCGGCCGTCGACGCCGGATGGGCCGGGCTTTACGCAGTGACCGTATCTGCGGGGCAGACGGCCATTACGTCCGCCAATATCGCGATCCTGTCCTCCGCCCCGTTTCTTACCTGGAAACTGCCGCAACTTTCGCCAGGCACGCATAATCTGGCGGTGTTCAACCCGGCCACGCAGGGCGAATGGCTGGTGCCCGCGGGTGTCAGCGCGGTGAAGCTGCGCATATGGGGCGGCGGCGGCGCCGGCGGCAATGGGGAGGGTGGCGCCGGCGGCGGTGGCGCCGGCGGCGGGTATTCCGAAGGTTTCTACGCGGTCGCGCCGGGCCAGAGCATTCTGGTGACCGTCGGCAATGGCGGTGCCGGCGGAAATTCCACAGGTGGCGCCTCCAGTTTTGGCAGCATAGCCGCGGCGCAAGGGGGCGCGGCGGGCGCCAATGGCGCTGCTGGGATTGGCGGCGCGGGGGGCGCGGAAGGCGGCACGGCCTCCGGCATATACGGCGTCGCGGGCATGGCTGGTGGCGGTGCCGCAAACCTTGCCGGCGAGTGGTTGAGTGGCGCGGGTGGCAGCGCGTTCGGCAGTGCCGGCGCACTGGCGGTCTGGGGCGCCGCAACCGGCGCTGTATCCGGCCTGCCGGGTACGCTGTCGGGTGCCGGCGGATCCGGTGGAGTCGGCTCCGGGCTTGGCGGCA